TTCTACTATTTCGGTTTATGCAAAAGCAGGAACAAATGATGTTTTAGATATAGGGTTTACTAATGTAACAGATTTCACAGTAAAAGCTAATTTAACAACGGGAACTATTACAAGTGCAACTTCAGGAATTACAGGAACTATTACAAGTGCAGGTAATGGATGGTATAGAGTAACTGCTACAAGAACAATGACTGCAAGCGGTACAGCTTTCATTAATAGTGCTACAACAATATCAGGTAGATTTATATATATTTGGGGTGCTCAATTAGAAGTAGGTGCTTACCCAACTTCATATATTCCAACAGTTGCATCTACAGTAACTCGTAACGCTGATGTTATTTCTAAAACAGGTATAAGTAGTTTAATAGGAACTACATATACGGTTTATGGAGAAATAATTAATGAAGGTATTCACAATGCAAGACATTTAGCTTTAAAACTACCAACAGGTGGAAACTATACTGATGTTGTTTTTATAGTTCAAAATTTTAATGGTTTACAAGCTACAGCAAACAATTCTACTTCAACAGCTCAATTTACAATTAATTCAGGTTCTTATAGCATAGGTCAAACTTTAAAATATGCTTTAAGATGCGAACAAAATAATGTAGCTTTTTATATTAATGGAGTTCAAATAGGAGTGGACACTTTATGTACAATTCCTGCTGTTAGTACTTTATATTTAGGAACTTATGTTGATTTACAATTAGGTTCTAAAATAAAATCAACAATGATTTTTCCTTCTGCATTAACAAACGACGAACTCGCACAATTAACAACGCTATAAAATGATATATAAACTTAATTACACAGACAAAGAAACAGCAATAAAAGACTTCATTAAAAAAGGAGTCTATATTGAAGTTGAAAACATAGACGAAGAAATTGTTTTATCTTACGGGAAAGGCATTCAAGCTATTGTAGAAATTGGTAAAATAGTTTTGGAAAATGGAACCTACGATGCGGACTTTAAAGAATTAACTGCTCCTGTTTATGCTGATGGATATGCTTTTGATATTATGAGTGAAATAGAATATACTTTTGAAAGTCAAATATTCCCAAACAATCCAAGACATAATTTTTCAGGATATGAGCAAGGAGCAATTTGATATATTAATTAGTAAATGGATTTCACGCAAGTTATTAGTTTTTTTAATAGCTTGTGGGGGTTTATTTAGTGGAACATTAATAAGTTCTGATTGGGTTGTTATTGCAACGGCTTACATAGGAATTGAGGGAATTACGAATATAGTTGAAAGATTAAGAAAATGAAACAATACTTTTTAGATTTAAAATTATCATTATTTACAGGCACTTATTTTTTAATATCTTTTACTGATGTAGATGCTGCAATGAAAATACTTGCCTTTATGGCTGCTACAGGATATACTTTAAGAAGATGGTATTTATTAGAAAAAAACAATAAAGATGAAGCTAAATAATGCTGGATATTTACTTATTACAGAATTTGAAGGATATAGTGCAAAGCCTTATTTATGTTCTGCAAAAGTACCGACAATAGGTTACGGTTCAACTTACTATTCTGATAACAAACGTGTAACAATGTTAGATAAAGAAATAACTAAATTACAAGCGTTTGAAATGTTTAAAACTATTGCAGATAGATTTGCAAGTAAAGTTTCTAATTTAGTTAAAACACCTTTAAATCAAAATCAATTTAATGCTTGTGTATCTTTAGCTTATAATATTGGTATGGCTAATTTTATGAATAGTACACTTTTAAAATTAGTTAATAAAAATCACAATGATATTTTAATAGGATTAGAATTTAAGAAGTGGAATAAAGTAAATAAAAAAGAAGTTGCAGGTTTAACAAGAAGAAGAAATTATGAAAGCGATATATATTTTAGTTAGTTTAATTTTATTTAGTTGTGGTTCAAGAAAAGTAGCAATACAGGAAATTAAAAAAGATTCTTTGAAACAAATAGAAACTAAAATTGTTACAGAAGAAATTAAAAAAATAGATACAGAAAAAGAAACAAATATAAATACTTTTGTTTATTCTGATGAAATTTTATTAACTCCAATAGATAGTTCTAAAGAAATTATTGTAGATGGTAAAACTTATAAAAATGTTGTTTTAAGCATCAAAAAAACTAAATCTAATATTCTATATAACAATAAAGAAAAAGTGTCAGAAAACGCATTAAAACACGTTAAAATTGATATTAAAGATAAAACTTTAGTTAAAGAAAATATTAAGGTTAAAATTATAGATAAAAAAGCAAATTACTTTATTTATTTTTGGTTTTTATTAGGTTTAATTATTCTTTATTTAATATATAAATATAAAAGATATTTTTTAATATAGCTATTAGCAACTTACTTTGCTTTTTTTTATTTATTTAAACTTTTTTTATTTATTTTTTTTATATTTTTTTTTTGTTTTTATAAACATATTTTAAAAAAGTATTTTGCAAATTTACAAGTTTTTTTTGACAATATTGCAATATTTTAAATTTACTTTTTAACAATAATGTTAATATCATTTGTTTACATTTGACAAATGAAAAATAAAAGTTTAAAAACAAACACAATTTTATACCCAAAGTATAAAAATAGGATTAAAAATATTCTGCAAAATTATGTCTAAAAAACCAACACGTAAATCATTAGTAATAAAACTAGACACTATCTTTAGTCAATATATAAGACAGAAAGATGCTGTTAATGAAATAGCTACTTGCGTTACTTGTGGAAAACAAGACAATTGGAAGAAACTTCAAAACGGGCATTTTATGTCGCGTTCACATTACTCTACGAGATGGGATGAAAACAATGTTGGAGTTCAATGTTATGGATGCAATATATCTCGTTCTGGAGAACAATATAAATTTAGTCAATATCTTGGTAATAAGTTATCAGAAGAAATGCATATTAAGTCAAAACAAATAGTTAAATTTGCAGATGTAGATTTAATTGAAATGATAGAATATTATAATACTAAAATACTGGCTTTAGAAAGTAAAGAAAACTAAAGGGAGTTCGCAACTACTTTACAAGTTGGTGGAACGGGAGCTAAACCAAGACGTGTTTAGCAAGTTAGTAAGTCAGGTGGGAAAGGCTGACATTTTTTTAAGATTTTTTGTTTTTGTTTTTTTTTGTTTTAAAAGGCTACTGTAAAAGGTAGCTTTTTTTATTGTGTTAAAGTTATGTTAAAAAAAAATAATATAGTTTTATATTCAAAAAACAGTTATATATTTGTACTCAACAATTAAAACAAACATTATGAAACAAAATTTAAAAGACTTCGGATTATCATTAGCATTTATGATTACACTAACATTAATTTATTTAACAACAATTTATTTTTTATAATATGAAAGATTTAATAGACTACCAAAGATTTCAAATAGAAAGTTTACAAGCAAGAGTTTGCGAACTTGAAAACATTAACAATGTGCTATCAGGATATTGCTTTGAAGCATTAGACAAAGATTGCCCAAAAGAATACAAAGTAATTCTTAAAAAAGAAATTTATAACTTAACCTTAAAAACAAATTAAAATGGAATTAACATTAAATCAAAAACTTTCTTTAATTCAAAAAGAATTTAAAGCAAACAAGTCAAAATTTAATTCATTTGGAAAATATAACTTTAGAAGTGCAGAAGATATATTAGAAGCACTTAAACCTTTTAACGAAAAATATAAAGTGAATTTTACAATTACAGAAACAATAGTACACTCAGGTTTTTTACAATTTCCAATGTTATGTTCTACAGCTTCTATAAACGATGATTTAGATACTATTCAAGCTACTGCTATAGTTGGTATTGATTTAGAACAAAAAGGAATGCAAATGCCACAAAAGTTTGGCTCTGCATCAAGTTATGCTAAAAAGTACGCATTAGGTAACTTACTTTTAATTGATGATACACAAGACCCTGATGCAAGTAATAAGCACAATAAAACACCTATTGATGGCGGTTCTGATATTAAAAGTTTATCTAACGATTTAAAATGGTTAAATAAAAATACACCTGAATTTAATAAAGCTATTGAATACATTAAAAATGGTGGTAGTATTGCAACTATTGAAAGTAAATATAAAATGACTAAAGAAGTTAAAGACGAATTATTAAAATAAAATGAAAAAAAGATATAGAATAGTTACAGATAATTTCTTAGGTTATGAAGTGCAAGAAACATTTTTAAATATTTTTTGGTTTCAATCTAAAAGCAAAACGAGTAGTGATATAAATACACATAGAAGTATTGAAATAGCCAAACAACATATTGAACATTTAAAAAATAAAAAATTTGATTTTAAAAGTATAATAGTTTATACTGAATAATAAAGCTGAATAGCTGACAACAGTAAAAAAAGGTAAGCAAATAAAAAAACAATAATATGGGTGCATTAATTAATTTAAGTTTAAGAGTTGACAAACTACCAAAAGAAAAGTTTGTACAAGGTAAAGATGGTGCTGTTTATTACAATTTTACGATTGGAGTAAATGACGAATCAAACCAATGGGGTCAAAATGTTTCTGCTACAGATTCACAAACTAAAGAAGAACGTGAAGCTAAAAAGCCAAAGTCGTATTTAGGTAATGGAAATGTAGTTTGGACAGATGGTAACATTAAACTTGCTGATAAAAAAGCAGAAGTTAGCACAAAAGAATTGGTAACAGATGATTTACCTTTCTAAATTTAATTGGGTAGTGTAAAAGCTACCCTTTTTTAACAAACAAAGAAACAATGAAAACAGTAAATAGTATTAGTGGTGGACAAACTTCTGCATATATAGCAGCTAATTATCCTGCAGATTATAATATTTTTGCATTAGTAACAACAGATGATATTAAATGTCAATATCCTGATGCAAAAGTTAGACAAATAGTTAGCGATAAAATTGGTAAAGAATTTATAGGTACTTTAGAAGAAGATATTATTATTAAAACAATTTTAGATTTAGAACAATTTATAGGTACTAAAATAGATTGGGTAACAGGTAAATCATTTGATGAACAAGTTAAAAGATATAAATTAAATGGTGAAATTAAAACTCATTTGCCATCAGTTATGCGAAGAACTTGTACTGTTGAAATGAAAATTGAACCT